CGACGCCACCGAGACGCTCACCAACGTCGAACGTGGCCGTTGGTATCAGCTTGGCGTCACGACGAACCTTCCGCAGGGTGTTCGTCGTATCGGCTCGGTCACGATCACCGGGGTCAGCGCCAACAGCTACGACGTGGACGCCGCCGCCGGCCGCATCTACATCCACGCTGACGCTGACGACATCGTGGATGGTGACGATCTCGACATCGACTACGGCCTCGAAGCTGGCGTCGATGACATCGTGATCGCCCGCTCGGATATGATCGAAGGCGAGATGCAGTTCATCGCCAACAACGCTGCCGGCGCGAACGACGACTACTTCTGGCCGTATGTCAAGTTGACCCCGGACGGCGACTTCAGCTTGAAGGGTGACGAGTGGACGAACATCACGTTCAACTTCGAGGTGCTGAAGCGCGATTCGCTGACCGAACGGCAGTACGTCACGCGCCGCCGCGCTTGATCTGAACCGGCCTTTCAGGCATAAGCTAGGGCGGCGGTCTTCGGATCGCCGCCCTTTTGCTATAGCGAGGATAGTATGACCTGGACCGACTACAAAGCGCCGACGATAATGATCGACACAGGGGATGGGAGCCAACGCCCCGTTCGCGGCCTGGCGCTCGAAGACCTCACACAACTGGTCACGATCCACATGGATGACCTTATGGCGATCACGACTCTCTACGTTCAGGCGCAGAAGGATGTGTTCGCCGCCACCAACATGACCGACCTGGTGATGCTGGCGATCCGTCAGTTCCCGGTTGTCGTTTCGGAAGTTATTTCCATGGTGACGGATACCCCTGAACTCGCGGGTGTCCGCCTTCCGGCCGGTTTGCAGATCAAGATCATCCAGGCGGCCGTCAAACTCACCGTGGAAGACGCAGGTGGCTTGGGAAACCTTTCAGCGATGCTTCAAGACGCCGTAAGGGCGGCCGTGGCGGGACAGGGCGAAGCATCGCGCAAGTTGCAGGACATCCTCTCGCGGTCTTCTACTACGGGTGCCGGGAAGACGCGAACTTCCTGATAGCGAACGGTCACACGTTCGCGCACAAATACCCACTCGGGATGCTGTGGTCGGAAAAGGAGATTGCGGTAAGGCGGACCAACCACGAACTCGCGAACACAGCGTCCTTGAACAAGAGCGCCGTGGCCGCGAGTTTCCACGGCGGAAAGGCTCACAGCACTTTCAAATCCATCATCGAAAAGCTGGTGGGCAAATAAAGGACACGACGAATGGCGGCCTTGACTAAGCGTGACATCGAAATGATCTTTCGGGCGGAGACTGACTCCGCCCAAAGGCCGGTCAACGAACTTAGCGCGGACGTCAAGCGCCTCCGTCAAACCCTTGAAGACCTTACGAAGGCCGGGAGCAAGACGGATAAAAGTCTTGAATCCTTGGCTTCGACCACGCGCGAACTCGAACAGGCGCAGAGCGAACTTGGGAACGCGCGGACGCTGCTAACCCAACTCAACGCGCAAGAGACGGCGCTTGAAAGGGCCGAACAGCGCGCGGCCAAGGCCGCCGACACGTTCAACAAACTCAAGACTCAAGTGGATGGCGCGGAAGCCCCTACGAAGCGGCTCACGACCTCCATGGAGGCCGCCGAGCGGCGCATGAGCGCCGCCAACCAGAGCCTCGAAGCGCAGCGTAAGAACTATGCGGAGGTGAAGACCTCCATCGAATCCATAATCGGCCCGGTCGGGAACCTGCAAGAGGCGTTCCGGACGGTCGCGGTGGCGCAGCGTGACATCTCGCAGGGCTTGGCGGCGTCGAAAGGTTCCGTGGCCGCCTTCAAAGCCGAAGTCAGCGACACCAAAGTCGAGGCGGAGCGGCTCGCGCAGATCGACGTCTTCCGCAAATTGGCGGCGGATTCGATAGCAGCAGACGCGGCAGCCGAGCGGGTCAAGACGGGCTTGGATGGCGGGGCTACGTCGGCGCAGCGGTTTGCCGATGCCATTCAGAACTTGGTGAACCCGACCCGCGCCGTGGCCGACACGATGGACGGTGTGGACTCGCGTCTCGACGCCGTGGTGGCGAAACTCGCTGGCGGGAAGATCAACGTCAGCGAGTGGGGACACCTGAACAACGAACTTGAAGGGATTCAAGCGAGCCTTGTTCGTGTCTCGGCCGAAGTCGATAATTTCACGCGGCAGCAATCGCGCGTAGACGACGCCGCGTCCGCTTACGAACAGCAGGCCGCCAAGGTGCGGGCCTTGGCGCAGACCCAAATAACCGCGAGCACCAACGTTGAGGAACTCACGGCAGACCTGCGTCGCGAAGAAGCACAACTTGACCGGCTCGGTGTTGCGCTCGACAAGGAGAACGCCAAACTCCGTGAGTTCGGGGCGTCGTTGAAGCGGGCCGGCGTCGAGGCGAATAGCCTCCCGGCCGCCATCCAGCGTATCGAGCAAACGGCCACTCGCGCCGCTCCGGCTGTCGAACGGGTAAAGGATGTCCTCACTCCCGGAGGCCGCCGGGGGTTCTTGGGGCTCGATCCGTACCAGCTTCAGAACCTCTCATTCCAGGTCAACGACGTGTTCACCAGTCTTGCGAGCGGCGCACCGCCGCTGCAAGTCTTGGCGCAACAGGGCGGGCAGATCGTCCAGATTTTTCCGGGCATCCTCTCGACGTTCAAGGCGTTCCTCCCGGTAATCGGTGTACTCGCTGCGGGGTTCATCGTCTTGGGTGGCGCGGTGGCCGAGGCCAACACGCAGATCGAAACCCTGCGCACCGCAAACACCGTGATCGCGTCCTTGGGCCAGACCAACGGCTACGACTCCAAGAAGTTCCAGCAGATCGTGGAGGACTTCCGGGCCATCGGTGTGTCGGCCGAAGAGGCCACCGCCAGTGCCAAGGTGTTCGTCACCGAAGGGTTGAACCCGGCAGCGATAGATGACTACATCGTGGCGGCGAAGAACCTGGCCACGGTTGAGAACATAGACGTAAAGACGGCCACCGAGGAACTGACCAAGGCGTTCACGGCCGGCGCGGACGAGGTGCTTGCCCTCGACGACAAGTACCACTTCCTGACCGACACCCAACGCGACAACATCGCCGCGTCGAAGGACACGAAGCGCGAGCATGACGAAGTTCGCAAGGCGTTCACGCAACTGTACAACAAGATGCAGGACGGCGCGAACGCGGCACGCGGCCCCTTCACAGAGGCCACCAACACGTTGCGGTCGGCCTGGCGCGGGCTGTTGCAGACGTTCGCTGATACCGGGGTTATCGACTCCGTAACCCGGATCATATCGAACGCGGTTCGCGGGTTCGCCTTCCTTATCAACCTCGCAAAGCGGGTCAGCGTTGCCTTCACCGGCTCGCTCGACGCCTACAACCAGTGGTCGAAGATCGGAGGCCCCACGGTCGGCATGGCGGCCATGGCTGTCCGTATCGGAGCCAATATCGGGTCGGGCAACTACGCCGCGCCGATTGACGCGGCATGGAACGACACCGTGCAGCAGATGGTCAAGGCTGACCGGACACTGACGAGGCCCCAGCAGGCTCCCGGTGTAGACGCCGGAGAGGGTTCACGCGCGCGGCAACGTGCGGAAGAAGCCAAGGCCAAGAAGGACCGCAAAGAGGCCGAGAAGGACCGCAAGAAGGCCGCCAGCGATGCAGAGGCAGAGTCCAAGCGGAGGGCGCGTGAGGCCGCGCAGTTGGAGCGGCAGTACCAGAACGAACAGGACCAGTTGCAGTCTGCTTTGTCGAGGTTCACGGTGGAGGCGCTGCGCAACAGCCAAGCCCCGCTGGAACAGCAACTCGCCATGGCCAAGGAGTCAGTGGACGAACAGTTCCGCGCCGTCGAAGATCGCTTGCAGGAGTTCCGCGAGAAGTTTGGAGCGGAGCGCAAGATCAACGGGCTGTCGCAAGCAGACTTCGCGCAGGCGTTGAAGCGGCAGAAAGACCAGATCGTCTTGGCCCGCCAGCTTGGCGTGTACGAAAGCAACGTCAACGATCTTATGAAGTCGCGCAGTGAGCGGTTGAAGGCAATTCAGGAGGCACAGAACTCCGGTCTTATGACGTCACAAGAGGCGCTCGACCGGACCTACGAAGTTACTTCCGACCTCGGCCCGAAGATCGACGCGGCGGTCACGGCGGCTCGCGCGTTCATCTCGGCACTCACGCCTAGCGCCGAGACCCAAGCGCTCCTGGACAAGTTTGACCGCATCCAGCAGCAGGGCAGTCCCGACCAAGGGGGGACGATAATGCGCCGCCAAGCCGAGGCAGGCGTCGGGCGGAACGAGAAGGACATAAACGATCTCTTCGCCAAGCGCGCGGCGTTGGTGGAGGCCGCCAACAATCTGTACGAAGCGGGGGCCATAAACTACACCGAGCGGGAAGACCAAATCCGTTTGGCGTACCAGTATACCAACGATGAAATCCAGAATGGCATCACGCTCGCGCGCCAGTATATCGAAGCCAACAGCCAGTTGCTTCCGCCCGACGTGGTGTCGAACGCGCTGGCGCAGTTGCATCTCTACAACAGCCAGTTGAAGTACACGGACGAACTCACTAAGCAGGTGAAGCAGAGCGCCGAGCAGGCGGTCTCTTCCGGAATCATGAATATGTTCGACTCGTTGGCGCAAGGCATCGCCAACGTCATCACAGGCGCGGGATCGCTGAAGGACTTGCTGGGGAACCTCGGCAAGGCCGCGTTGCAGTTTGCGGCGGACTTTATGAAAGCCATCGCTCAAGCGATCATGCAGATTTACGCGCTGCGTATCGCGAAGTCCCTGATCGGTGGTTTCCACGGCGGCGGCACCGTAGGCGACTATGGCGGCGGTCAAATGAAACTCGCCCGCAACGTAGGCATGGCGGACCTCAACCTGTCGTCAGTCCCCCGATACCACAACGGCACCCAAGGCGCGGGACTCAAGTCAAACGAGATGTTGGCGGTCCTGGAACGCGGGGAGAAGGTGCAGACGGAGGAGCAGCAGGCCGCCGAAAAGAGGCGACTGGATTCCGCGCGCAAGGGCTCCGGGCAAGGGACGCAGCTTAGGCAAGTGCTGGCTTTCGGTGACGAACAAGTGGCCGGGGCCATGGCTGGACCGGCCGGGGAAGAAGTGGTAGTCACGCATATCCGGCGTAACCGGACCCGACTGCGGCAAGAACTTGGGATTGCATGATGGCTGACACTGACCTCCCTGTCTGGTCTATCCCGCCCAACTGGTCCACGCCCGTGGTCGAGCGGTTGGAGTTCCTCACGAACGTCCTGGCTTCACGCTCCGGAGCGGAACAAAGGCGGTCGGTGCGGTTGACCCCGCGACGGTTCTTCGAGTTCACGATCAACCCGGTGGACCGCGTTCGCGCGATGTTCGATCAGTGGATGCACCGCTTGTCGGACGAGAAGTTCCTTCTGCCTATCTGGCACGACCGGGGGAAACTGACGGCCGCTGCCGCTGCGGCGAGTTCTCGGCTCGATCTCGACACGCGGTGGCTTGAGTTCGTTGACGCCGGCTTGGCCTTGCTGTTCCGGGACGCCTTCACCTACGAGATTGTGGAGATCATGGCGGTGGACGACGCCGGGCTCGACCTGACCGTACCCTTGGTCGGCGACTGGCCTCTCGCGTCCACCGTGTACCCACTCAAGCGTTCGTGGCTCGATCCGGAAACGAAGCTGTCTAACCTGACGTCGCGTGTGGGCGACTCCACGCTGGCTTTCATGCTCGACACCGACAACCCTTTGGACTCCGGCGTCGAGCCTTTGGCTCTGCACGAAGGCTACCCCGTGGTCACATTGGAGCCGAACCGCCTGGACGCGCTGGAACAGCAGTACACCCGCGTGATGGACGAGTTGGACAACCAGACAGGCCGGGTTCGCCGATACGATGAGAACGTCCGGTCGTTCCAGACGCAATTCTACAACTGGCAAGCCAAGGGCCGGCAGGCGCACCACTCGCTCCGTCAAGCACTGTACCGGCTGAACGGCCGGCAGAAAGCGATCTGGATGCCGAGTTTCAACCGGGATGTTGTTCTCGCCAGTGCGTTGCCCCTCGGCCAAGGTTTCATGGAGATCGAGAAGATCGGGTATCATCTACTCGGCGGGCCGGTGGCCGGTCGCGATCTCGTGATGCTGAAAGACAATGCCGGAACGCCGCGACTGGTGAAAGTGAACGGATCGTCCGACGTGTCGGCCGGCGTCGAGCGCCTCGACCTGACAGCCGCCAGCACTTTCGCAGCGGCGGAAGGCGCGCACGGCAGCTTCGTGGAATTTGTACGCATGGACCAGGACGTGGTGGAGATTGTGCATCACACGGACAGCAACGGTGCTTGCGAAGCGGCCGCTGCTTTCCGGTCGGTGTCGCCGGCTCGTATCCCTCCTGCGCTCCTTATGGTGGACGCGCCGGAAGCCATCATGTCGGACTCATACTGTGGCCCATCTACCGGGGTTCCGTGCCCCATCTTCATCACGACGTTCGACGGCTGGGACTACGAGATTTCCGCGCTGCGGTCCTTCACCAAGAAGAAGGCATTGCAGAATTTCTATATCCACCGACCTATCGAGTTCGGCGGTGCGGCTGGCGGCGGCAACGCTTATGGCGGGGCCTTGGGTTCTGATTTCGCGATCTTCGGTCAGCAGGGCAACACGCCTCTGTCGCGGTGGGACGCACGTCGAGTCCTGATAAAGGAGAGCCAGCGCGCGTACAGCATGGTTGGCGACTGGCGCGCGACGATGGACCAAGGCATCGTCAACAGGTACGGCACGCCGCGCTCGCAACTGAACTACATGACGATCAATCTCTACGCCCGGCACTGGTCGGAACCGTGGCCGGGGCGACTGGTCTACACCAAGGTCACTTCGAGCAGCGCGACTCGGACAGTGAAGGCCCCGCAGATCATTGATTGGAGGGACTTCCGGTGAGTTACGAAGAGTACGAAGCCAGCAACCAGGATGGAACCCCAGTATCCTTCTACGAGTTCAAGTGGGGCAGCACTTACTGGCGTTACACCTCGGCAGATAGCGACCAGGTGCTGACCCTGGGTGAGGCGGACTTCGCCTACACTGCCGTGGCGATCAGTGATAGCGGGATGGTACAAGGCGGGTCGTCGAACAACGACATCTCCGTCACGATTCCATCGAACTTGCCCCTTGTTGACTTGTTCCACTCGACTCCGCCAAGCGACGAGATCATTCTGACGATCCGCCGCAAACACCACAACGACGAAGACGCTGAAGCCATCATTCATTGGAAAGGGTTCGTCAAGAACCTGAAACGCGGCGAGGGTGGGGCGTCGGCCACCGTGGTCGCGATGTCGCTGTTGTCGATGTTTGAGAGCAAGGGGCTCCGCCTGGCCTGGACGCGCGGGTGCCCGCATATCCTCTACGATACCGAGTGCCGCGCCGACCCCGCGCTGTTCATGGTTGAAACCACTATCGTGGCGATGACCGGCAACACCATCACTGTTGCAGACGTAGCGGGGAACCCGGTCGGCTGGTTCAGCGGCGGGTATATCGAGTGGACCGTCAACGTGGACGGAACGCTGGACCGCAGAGGCGTTTCCGATTCACTGGATGCCACCCGCCTCGTCCTGCTAGGCACGACGTACCGCCTCGAAGTCGGGATGACGGTGCGCCTGTACCCCGGATGTGACCTGACCACGGGGACGTGTTTGAGCAAGTTCAACAACCTCGCCAACTACGGCGGCATCGAACAGATGACCGGAAAGAACCCGTTCGACGGTTCGGCGATAATCTAGGATAGACATCATGCCTATGTTCGCTTGGGCACTGGTCCTCATGGTGGCAAGTTACACCATTTCCAGTTTTTTGATGAAGCAGCCGAAGATCAAGCCGGCCTCTGCCGACGAGATCGACTTCCCCCAAGAGGAAGAGGGGACGCCGCAGAGCGTTCTTTTCGGTGACGGGTGGACCAAGGGTTACCAGACCGTGTGGCACGGCAACATCCGCACCAAGAAGATCAAGAGCGGCGGCAAATGACGGAAGTTACTTCGGTGATAATGGTGCGTATGCGGCACGTCCGTGCGGCCCGTCTTTGCGCGCGTGGTGCGCGCGACTGGTTCGCACACCACAAACTCCCGTACAACGAGTTTCTGACCAACGGGTTGCCTGTGGAGGTCATCGAGAGTACAGGAGACCAGATGGCGCTCGACGTGGCCAAGGTAGCGAGAGACGAACATGGGAAGCGCTAAAGGCGGCAGCACGATAGGATACCACTACCTCGGTTCCGTGCTGTTCGGTATCGGCCGTGGACCTGTCAACTGCCTGACGCACATCCGTGTCGGAGACAAGATCGCTTGGGAGGGAGGGACCAGCGGCAACGCGGTGCAGCCCATCGACAAGCCTGACCTCTTTGGCGGCGAGAAGAAAGAAGGCGGCATCCAGGGGTTGTTCCGCTGCTTCATGGGCTCACGCAATCAGGTGCTGCCGGGCGCAAGCGCCGTCACCGCGATAGGGCTTCGGGGTCCGAACAAATCTGCCTCCATGCCTGACATCAAGGCGCTCATGGGCGGGAATGTCGGTGAGATGCGCGGCCGCCACATGGTGTTCTACGACGGCTTGCTGTCGTCGATGAACCCGTACATCAAAGAGTGGAGTTTCCGCCGCTGGCGGACCACGGCCGGCTGGTACAACAACGAACCGTGGTATCCTGCCAAGGCGACCATATATCTGAAGGATGGTGCGATCCGCGCGATGAACGCGGCCCACATCATCTACCAGTGCATCACCGACCCGTCGTGGGGGCGCGGCCGCAGCCCGGATGAACTGGAAGAGAGCAGCTTCGTCCTCACCGCCAACACCTTGTGTTCCGAACTGTTCGGGTTGTGCCTGCACTGGCAACGCAGCGATGATGTGGGGCCGTTCATCCAA